TGGTACTCATAACCAGGAAAAAGCATTTAACTATGCTCAGACCTTGGCTAATAAGTATCAAGCTTCCTTTGGTTTTGATCTTTCTGCTGCAACCGATAGGTTGCCTGCAGAGTGTCAAGCCAAATTATTAAATGGAATCTTTGGTTCTAACTTTGGAGATCTTTGATTAAAGATCCTAGTTGATCGACCTTATGTAGTGAACCCTAACAAGTATGATATACCTGTTGGTGAGTATCGCTACGCAGTTGGTCAACCGATGGGAGCTCTATCTTCATGAGCAATGTTGAATTTATTACATCATATGATGGTTCAATATTGCTATAAGATGGAGTATCCTACATTCCAAGGTTGATATGACCAGTATGTTGTCTTAGGTGATGATATTGTACTTTTTGATAAAATTATCGCTGATCGTTACTTATTACTTTGTAGTAAGCTCGGTGTGACGATAAATGAATCAAAGAGTATAGTATCCCCGAAACCGGTCGTAGAGTTCGCTAAACGAACTTCGTACTATGGTTTTGATGTTTCTGCCTTCTCTTTCAAAGAGTTTATTAGTAATAATAACTTTTTTGGTAGGTTAAGCATTGCAACAAAACTAGTGAATCGTAAAATCGGAAAGAATTTGAAAAAATCTTTCTTATTAGTACAATCACTTCGCCATAGTCGTAAGAACGCTTATCTTCACTCTATGATCGCTTATTTAACTTCTAAAGTGTTAAATAAAGACGGGATAAACTGGTTACAGTTGATTTCATTATTTAATTTTTATCGAAACCCAGTTTCTTACTTCGGTAAGAAGTTGGACTCAGTAGACCGTTCACGGTTAATCCGTACCTTTGACTCTATTTTAAGAGGACAAGATATAGATGCACCGGAAGACACTATTGAGTATCATAAAAATATTCGTTTCGCAAGGATAGCTGCTGTTCATTATAAAACTGCGCTTCTTCTGAGATGTCAGAAGTTGTACAAGAAAATAATGTCAGATAACTACTATGTGAACGACTTAATGGGATCAACTCAGTTTATATTGCCTTTGTCAAATCCGGAGAAACCAGAAGTGGGATCTTATATTACTTTAGACTGAAAAGAGAAAAGATATTGAAATAATATCATTTCTTGATTCTATCCGGAGTATATTGAGATCAAACAATTGGACTTCTCTACTTTTACTCCTATACCTAGTTCTATGTTTGATAGAATGGCTCTCATGACGAATTTTAGAAATACTAAATTTTCCGACTGAGAACGATTCTTCAATGCATTAGAGCATATGGTATGAGAACAATTCGTAGAGACACGGAAGTTCAAAGATCTTTCTTTTGAAACAGTGTTTCAATTAGAGAAGGACCTTGAATCAACGTGAACGGATATGACATTTTTCAGAGATCCAAAAGATCTGAGAAAAGATATCATTGACAATCCTTTAAAAGTTCTAGACTTTATTGATTCTATCCGAGGAAAGGAAGTTCAAAAGAAAATCATCGAAATTAAGTCCATTGGACCTAAAGACCATGAAGTTCCCAAAGAAGTTCCTAACACCGAGAATAAGAATTTTGTAAAGTTTGGACTTGATAAGTTCCTTAAACCAGGTTTTTTTAAAACGAAGACCTAATTTAAGTAATTATCTACTTCGTATAATCGGG